GGTCTTTGCTGTTGGTGTGGTAGTCGGCACATGGATATAAACTATACCCCGACTAAAGTCTGTTCGGAGTTTATGAACTCTGATGCAAAGATGCGTGTCCTGATGGGACCGGTTGGTTCTGGTAAATCAGTAGCCAGCTCGTTTGAAGTCGTCAGGCGTGCATCTATGCAAAAGCCTAATGAGCAGGGGATTCGTAAATCCCGTGTAGCTATTGTCCGTGAGACTGCGCGTCAGTTGCAGGATACAACAATTAAAACGTTCTTGGATTGGTTTCCGCCCGGCCCTTGTGGTAATTTCATGCGCACCACCAAGACGTATTTCTTCAAAGTGGGTGACATAGAGTGCGAGATTATGTTCCGTGCGCTAGACGACGCGGACGATGTTGCCAACTTGAACTCACTTGAATTGACGTTCGCATGGTTTAACGAGTGTCGGGATATTCACCCTGACATTGTTGATGCGATGTCTAAACGTATTGGTCGTTTCCCGTCGGCTAAAGATGGTGGCCCGACGTGGCATGGTATGTGGGGGGACACTAACCCTCCGACTATGGACACTTGGTGGTACTATCAGATGGAAGGCTTAGACCCTAAAGATGGTGTAAGTCATAACGACAACGGGTGGGATGTGTTCAAACAACCGTCAGGACGCAGCCCATACGCAGAGAATATTGAGAATCTCCCCGATGGATACTACGACACACAGGGTCGTTCGGAAGAATACATCCGTGTGTATATCGATGGGGAGTACGGGTTAAGTTCCGCTGGACAACCTGTGTATAAATACTTTAGGCCTGACTATCACATGGCATCCGAAACCCTCCGACCAATAATCAATGGGGTACGCCCTATTGTAGTCGGGATGGATTTGGGGTTGACACCTGCAGCAGTAATAGGGCAACAAGACCCTCGCGGGCGGACGTTGATACTAGATGAGGCAGTGTCCTTTGATATGGGCATTCAGCGTTTCGTCCGCACCATACTCAAGCCTTTAATCAATGACAGATTTATGGGAGCGCCTATCCTAGTGGTAGTTGACCCAGCCGGTATCCAGCGTGCGCAGACGGATGAGCGAAGTGCCGTGGACATCATTAAAGCAGAAGGTTTGCGCGTTATCCCTGCAAAAACCAACAGTGTGTCGGCTCGTTTATCCGCAGTGGACGATTACCTGATGCGCCATGTTGATGGGGATAGCGCCTTTTTAGTAGACCCACATTGTACGCAGTTGAAAGCTGCGATGATGGGGGGATATAGGTTCCATCACAAAAATGGAAATATCGAAAAAAATAACCACTCTCACGTTGCAGAAGCGTTACAATATCTGATGTTGCATATTAACCACGCCAGTGAAGCAGCGTTTGCATTACAGAAACGTGATGTAAAGAGGGTTGCAGCAGCGGGCTGGACTTGATAAAATGCACATGTCAAGCAACGTTTCATTTGACTCCTTCCTAGAACCTCCCACTGTTTTGCCCCGGTGGGGGGTTTATTTTTGTTCGACAAACTTTAACTTGCGTGTATACTTCTGTTAATATATACATATTCTCAGGAGGCTGACTATGAAATGTGGACAAGGTAAACCTTACATGATTTTCTCAAAGAACGAGAAAATGGATACTAGTGGTTACCATGAACGTCGTCCTAAAGAGTATAAGGACGGTGGATATGTGTACATTGATAAGAATGATGATGACACAAAAGCCACCCATAAAGAACTGAGTTATCTCGAGGGGGACAAAGATGCCATTAGTTAAGCAGCCAGACGGTACATATAAGAATGAAGGTACGACTACTATTACAGATAGAACAGTAATAAGTAGTTCAGCACCTAAGCCTTACAGACAGATAGACACCCGTGACGATTCCGGTAAAGGACTGGAGTACAAAGAATACGACACGACAATGGAAGATTGGGCTAAAGCGCCTAAGACTCGTCTTGATGGTAGGTTCAAAATCCAAAAGCCAAAAATTTATGAGAAGCCGGGTGAAGTAAAATATTATGGTAATGAGCATAAAGAAGCTGCTGAGAAGCTAAACCAACAACGTTGGGATGCGTATAATCGCAGGCAGACAAATGAGTATATTCGAACTGGTTCGGCAGCACCTGATGAAAAGATTGAGATGTCAGAGGTAGCTCAGGGTGAGCTGCGTAGAGCTAAACAAGATTATGGTTCCAAACAACGAGGCCGCGCAGAACGTGGTTCGGCACTTATGGAAGAAGTTAAGAGCCGTGTAGACGAAATGAAAAATGCAGCTACTGCATCAGTTCAGAGTATGGGTATAGCATCTGGTGGAACAGGAAACTTTAAAACTGCAGTGAAAGAGGCTCGAAGTTTTATTAACTCATTGAAAGATGGCAAGGGTTTTAAATAATGCTTACAGTAGTCGGAAATGATGAACTGAACAGACGCGAGCAAGAGCTACGCGACAAGGAGTTGGCTGCTCGCCAGAGTGAGCCGTTGATTCTTGGTCTTGCTGCTCACCTGCGCACTTGTTGGGATGCTGCACGACAAGCTAAGAAGCCTATTGAAAATATTATGCTGAAAGGACTACGCCAACGTAATGGCGAGTATGAAGCAGACAAACTAGCTCAGATTCACGCACAAGGTGGCTCTGACATCTATATGCAAATCACAGAAGTTAAGTGTCGAGCAGCCGAAAGTTGGTTGCGTGATATTCTTCTCGACTCAGGTACCCCTCCTTGGGACTTGCAACCTACACCTATTCCTGACCTCTCTCCTCAACAAACTCTAGAACTTCAGGAATTGTTCGCTGCTGAAGTAGTGAAGCAAGTAGAGATGACTGGTCAAGCGCCAACGCCTAACGATATTGCTGAGATGAAAGAGATGTTCTCTCAGGATTACCGCTTCAAACTTCTACAAGCTGCCGATAATCGGGCGCAAAAGATGAAGCTAAAGATTTCTGACCAGTTCGCACAAGGCGGTTGGGCAGAGTCGTTCAACGAATTTATTACAGACCTAGTAACTTATCCATGTGCGTTTGTGAAAGGACCAGTGGTCCGTCGCCAACGTAAGCTAGGTTATAAGATGGATGAAACCGGTAGAACTATTGTTGCTGCCGATGAAGTTATTGCACCAGAGTTTGAGCGTGTAGACCCGTTCCGAATCTATCCAGAACCGGGCGTTACTACATTGAACGATGGTTATTTGTTTGAGCATCACCCGCTTAGCCGTACAGAACTAGCCGACTTGATTGGTGTTCCGGGTTATGACGAAGATGCAATCCGTAAGGTACTAGAGATTGGTAACGGTTCTTCTTGGATTAACGAAGATGTAGAACTTCAGAAAGATGAAGAAGAACGTAAGTTCCATACCTTTAACCGTCCTACTGATACCTTTGATGCCCTAGAGTTCTGGGGTAAAGTCACAGGTAAGATGCTTATAGACTGGGGTTTAGATGAAGAAGACATCCCTGATACAGCTCGTGAGTATGATGCGAACGTATGGATTGTAGGTAACTACGTTATTAAAGCGGTGCTTAACTATGACCCGCTAGGCGAGAAGCCATACGCCAAAACATCATTTATCAAAACTCCGGGCGCGTTCTGGGGTAAAGGTATTCCAGAGATTATTGAAGACATCCAGAATGTCTGTAACGCAGCTGCCCGTGCATTGATTAACAATATGGGTATCTCGTCAGGTCCTCAGGTTGAAGTTAACCTTGAGCGTATTCCACCTAACGAAGATATTACTCAGTTGCACCCTTGGAAGATTTGGCAGGTAACTAATGACCCGTTTGGTTCTAGTTCTCCTGCAGTTCGTTTTACACAACCAGATGACAACGCTAACACGTTGTTAGGTGTGTACGATAAGTTTAGCAAATTGGCTGATGACCATTCAGGCATTCCCTCTTATGTATATGGTGACTTGAATGTGTCAGGGGCAGGACGTACCGCGTCGGGGCTTTCGATGTTGATGGGTTCAGCCGGTAAGGGGATACGTCAGGTCGTCATGCATATTGACGCAGATATTATTAAACCTATTGTACACCGTCAGTTCGTATACAACATGCGATATGACGAAGATGAAAGTATTAAGGGCGATGTTGAGATTACACCTAAGGGTGCAGTCAACCTTGCAGTCAAGGAGACTGTCAACATGCGTCGATTAGAGTTTCTTAACGCAACCGCCAATGAACTCGATATGGAGATTGTTGGTAAGGATGGCCGTGCAGCGATTCTTCGTGAAGTGGCTAAAGGGTTGCAAATGCCTGTGGATGACATCGTTCCATCTCGGGAAAAACAGAGCTATCAATCTAAGATTGAGATGAAGATGCAAGCTGAGGCAGCGCAAGCTGAAGCGGCAGGCGCTCCGTCTCAACCAGATGGTTCTCCCAAAGGTGGTCGTGATGCCAACATAGTTAGTAACCGTGACACGGGGAGGTCTTAATGAAAAGGCCTAGTCCGGAAGTTATTAAGGCATTAGCTCAAATGGAACACCAATATCCAGCAATCGGTAACTGGTTGCGGGAATGGGGAGGCCATGAGTTAACGCAGCTACCTAATGTCACACAGAGTACGGCACTTGCACAGGGG